GGATACCAGTTGTTGGCGAGGTAGTATTGAAACCAGACAGCTGGCGACGATCAATCTCATCCCACTGATATGGCTCAACACGTGCGTTCACAATCGGCAGCGGATCAGCCGGAATAATGATGGCACGAAGCTGATTTTGAGGCGTATCATAGCAAATGTCGCAAACCAAAATGCGCTTGTTGATCAAGGACGCACCCGCCCAATCATACTGCCAATTGAGATTAACGTGGTTACTCCATAGGGAACATCTATCGCATACTGCGAATGCTTGAGGATTTCTGGCGTTGGTACGGGCGCGGCCAGATCTTGAGGCATATCCCATTAGATGTCTCCTAGATAAGCAAAAACTTTTCCCTTAACTGTTTTTCGGCCCTTTTGTCCGTTACATAATTCAATTATTGCAGATTTGGCAGTTTTATAGAATCTTGCGGCGGCAGATGCTGATTCAAATTCCATACCGTCATTTATGCACACAACTTTTTTAGACGAGGCTTTTGGGCCAAGCGTTTGATATTTTTTAAAAATGTCTGCGTTTTGCAATCCGCGTTGCCTTAAAACCTCTCGGCGCTCTTCAGTCATGTTTTTTTTATACGTTTCAGAATGTTTCTTTTTTTGTTCGTCAGAAACTTTATGTCCCATCAAACTTTCAGATATTTTTTTGCGTTTTTCTTCAGAAGCCTTAACTCCTTTAGAGCCACCTCTTCCACCTGATGACAAATTGGCCAACTCAATGTTTGAATCTTTCCAAAATTTAATACGGTCAATTTCTAACATATAAGCATCTTCTTCAAGCAAATTTGATGCAACAATTTTTACTTCAATTGCAAACCCTATTTTTCTAACTTTATTTGTGATTGCTCTATGATAATTGTTACGGCGCAGCATGTCATAGGCACGGTTGCCATGACCCTTCCCAACATAGAAACATTCGTCCCTATCGGTTCTCCAATGTTCATATACATAAAAGTTGCTCATCTAAAGTATCCTGAGATCATCGGAGATATATACGTGGCCGCCTGTTCAATGTTTTGATCAGCCGCGATTTGATACGACTCATCAGCCATCGGCTTGATCATGGGCATCGCAGCCGGGTTCCAAATCTGCGCAAGGCGAAGCGCCAATCCATAGGCGAATGCCTCCAGCCACAAAAACGGGATCTCAACCGTTTGGCCGCCCTGAAGATTGGAATCTTGGATTTGCCTAACCCGATAGTAGTTGAGGTACTGAGGACCATTCTCAACATTAGGGACCGGCCAAATCGTGACAGATGGGCCAGCGGAGCCCGTTGACCGAGAGTTGCTAATCAAGCGGTCAAACCAATAAACAGTGGGGAACCCCTGCTGTTCTTTATTGGGATAACTGGCATATTCCGTCCGGCTGATCGGAAGAATAATGCGGTCAATGTTGGTGCCAGAGTTCTGATCCTGCACATAGGCATCCAAGATCATCACCGTGCTGGGATCTACAGGGTAGGTAGATTGGCCAGTAATGAGCGTTGTGGTTTGCAGATCAACTGCCCACAAGTTAACGCCTTGGTTTGACCACCGTGCGCAGAGCATATTGGTGGCCATACGGGCCGATTCCATATGCTCTTGCAACAGGGACGTGCCACGTATGCCTATCAGATTATAGGCATATATGGTCAACTCACCTAAACCGGGGTTGAAGTTATAGGTTCCGCTGGTAGCCATTTAGACCGCCTTACAGAGAGCCATCATTTTTGACCAAAATTCCGCCGATGTTCACACTAACCACCGCAGCGGTAGCTGTGCTGGAGGAAATTTGAAAACGAAGATCGGTTTTTTCAAAATATGGGAATGGGTAATGGCGTTGCACTTCATACGAAGTGTTAAAAGGCGTTTGCACAATCATCTGCTGGACACCCAATGCAGAATTTGTAATTGCACGATAGGTGGTGTAGTTCGTGTTATTCCCGTTAAATGAAGAATATGCACCATAACGAGTGCCATAAAAAGTGTAGCCAGCAGGCACGGTGAAGACACCCATCTGGGTGCGCCCAACACTGGAAGTAGTTCCATTAAAAACACCCGTGGCGATTTGGGCGTAAACAACACCACCATTTGAAAGAGTTATAGTTCCGGAAGGATTTGTGGCGCTCCCGATTGAAACCGTCATGGTGTTGATGCGAAAATATTGATTGGCAGTGGGCACATTTGTGGTGCCGTTTAAGACCAGATCCTCAGTAATTTGATTGTAATTTGCATCAAGTCCAACAATCGTAATGGTTGCAGTATCCCCGACGGCAGTGCTAACGAGTTGCATAGTCACGGCTGATGTGGGGAATACGTACTCAGTAGAGGCCATATTTTCCCAAACAGTCCTGAAAACTCCCGCAGTTGTTGCCGTTGTTCCATATCCAATAATATTTTGAGGGGCATGAAAAGTAATCTGACCTCTTGAAACTTGAAGCTCAAAAGGCTCATACCGCCCAGTGCGGGTAATGGATTGGTTTACAGCGCCAGTTGAGTTGAACGTAGTCATTATTAACTCCTTTTGCCAGCACGAGCGGCGGCGGCATTATCGACAAGATTCGGGTAAGGACGGCCAGCAGCACGGGCCTTAGCCTTGGCAGACTGTACTTGCTGTCGGTTAAGATGCTTCACTTTCGTGTCTTTAGGAGCATCTTTTTCCCAGAAGGGTTTGTCCGTCATATCAACAATCCCACTTCCTAAGCGATTTATTGATGCGGCTATCAGGATCTGCTGCCTTAGCTGAGCCCGTCATCTTCCGCTTCATACCGGTCATTCTAGCGCAAAAACTATCTTTACGCGACCCTCCTTCTGGCTGGGGACGTTTAATATCGTGCCCTTCAGCCTTCATAGAAGCCCGGCCTTTGTCATTCAACCCGCCAGAGGCAGACTTGCCTTCTTTACGTGTCCATGCACCAGACATGCTGACCCCCATATGTAAACGGGGGCACTAGGCCCCCGTCATGTTATTGCCCTAAACAGTCAATCTCAATAGTGAGAAGACTTGGCGCGGGGCGAACCAGACTGCGCAGACGAGAACACACCGCCACCGGACTTGCGGGGCTTGCGGCCAGCATGATGCTTTTCATGCTCACCCTCAACATGACCGACATGCTTCTTAGCCTTGCCGCCATGCTTCTTATGCATCTCATGACCTTCTTCATGCATGGCATGATGCTTGGTCTTGCCACCGCGCTTGAAGCCCTCGGCCTTGTTCTTGGCTTCCTTAGCAACCTCAGACTGGCCACCAGCGTAGAAGTCACCACCAAGCTCGTGGTCGGGATTCTTGGAAGTTTGAAGCTTCATCTTACTCTTCATGACATCCCTCCATTAGGACGCGAGATTGATGCCCTGAGCATAGGTCACATGAAGAGTGCCTACGCCCGAGCCAGTATTGGCGGAAGTGACAAACAACTGAACATCAGTCGGACCGCCCGTTTGGAAGGTCGAATTGCTAATGTTGTCCCAGTTGTAAATCTGTGCAGCAGTCGTCGGCGAGGCAGCAAACCGGCCAATCGCAGAACCATCAACACCAGTAGCGGTGAAGGCAGTTGCAGCCAAAGTTCCGGCAGTCGCGCCGATGCTGAACGTCTTGGTCGAACCGGTCCAAGCAGTCGTCACCATCATAACGATGGAGAGGATTTGGCTTTGGGCAGGAATCGTGATGTCCGTTCCACCACTGGCTTGCGTCACAATAGCCGACTGAACCATAACCGCGTAGCCGAGGTTCTGCGTACCAGTCGTGCCACCAAGAGCGGCAAGATTGCCCGTCCCGTCGCTGGCGAGGACGTTGCCAGCGAGGAGGGGGCCAGTGAAGGCGGTAGCCGGTTGAACCGGGCTACCGTTGGGGTTCGGGTAGAAACCCGGCTGAATGTCATTGATAACAGTAGCCATCTTCTACTCCTTACGAGGTGGGGAAGGAACCGAAGATCGACCGCCAATTGTAGTAACCAAAAGAGTAACGCTCGTAACCTTTAACAAGCAGATTGTCTGTGACAAAATCGACTTGCATATCGGATTCGAACTTCACACGCTCCATGTACGACAGACCGTCGATGTTGGTCAGCAAGAACCAAGCATACGCCGAGGTCAAGAAGTCGTTGACCATGTAGCCTTCCGGCAACCCGCCAGCGGTCATCATGATCGCATTGACATCGTTGTCCGCAGTACCGGGGCGCAGTTCCGTCTTCGTCAGGCGGATAGCAACCGGCTCAAGCTGCGGGGGAACGATGAGCTTGCGGCCACGGGCGAAGATCTTCAGACCGGCCTGATCCTTGAAGTTCGTGCGGATCGCGATCATCGCATTCAGCAGCGTAGCTTCGTTCAGATCAACCTGGGTCGAAGGCTGGTTCGCAATCGTGCCACCATCGATCGGATGGGAAGCAGAGCACAGGGACACGCCGTCGCCGCCAACCGCAGAGTTGTACGTCTGGGCGGTGTTGAGGACGTTCGCACCGTAGATTTCCTTGGTCTGATGGAAAGACTCAATCAGGCCGAGGTTCGAGGGCATGAACTGGCTCTTGTAGAGGTTGTCATCCACCGCCTTGCGGGTGATGGCATAACCAAGAGCAATTTCAGTGTGCTCCTGATTGTAGACAAACCGCTCACCGGCGGAGTTGTCAAAAGCGGTCTGACCGCCCTCGGTCTTCAGCTGGGCAAGACCCAAGAAGCGCATTTCCGCAGTGCGCTCAAGCGCCATTTTGGAATCATGCTTCGTGAAGATCTTGTCGTACTGAGACGGGATCATCTCATACTTGCCTTCGATACCACGAAGACCAGGAAGGAGAAGATCCTTGATCGCTGAAAGATTAACAGCCATTGGTCCTTACTCCTTAAATGGTGGCCAACGACTTGGTGGCCGCGTTGTTAAACGCAACGATCAAGTAGTTATAGGCGGTTGTGGTGTCGTAACCGTTCTGGCCAGAAAAGGGACTGACGCCGACCGGCGCATAGCCGGAAAGGTTCACGATGCGGAAGGGAAGCACGGCGCTGGTGCCGAGGGTGGCGTAATCAGCGTAGTACGTGGAGATGCCGTTAGAGGTATTGCCGTTGGGGCTACCAACACCGAAGCCAATGTTGCTGCCGATAGAGGCAAACGTCACGGGGCCACCGTTGGCGGACTGCACCTGAAACTGCGCATTCGGATCATTGATCACGTAAGCAGTGACAGTGTTGCCCGAGGCAACGTCAGAGCCGGGCCAATAGTTAGACCAGACAGTACGCTTCTGGCTGACCGAGAGGTACTGGCAGCCAACGAAGATACCCGCAACCGGGGCATACACGATGGCAGTAGCAGGGCCGGTGAGGGTGCTGCTGTAAGCGCCGGTAACTTGGAAGGTCGCCGTGGTCGTGGTCGAAGCCGTGATGACGAACGAGCCGTTCAGGCCGCCGCCAGTGGCAAACGAAGTGCCGGTAAGCACGAGGATCGAACCAACCGGAGGAGCGGTCGTGGTCGAGAAGGTGGCAACCGCAACACCGTTCGTCACCACAATGCCCGAAACCGTCAGGGACTGAGGAGCGATGGCCTGCTGGATGTAACCGGTGCCCGCGCCAGTGGTGCCGGTCGCTTGCATTACGGGGTCGCCAAAGAAAATCGGAGTGCTGTTGTTATACGCGATGAACGCGGGGGTCTGCTCATAAGTGGGGGCGGAACCAGTGCCGCTCCACTGACGGAAACCGAAAGGCGCCAAAGTATTCGCCATGACGGGATCTCCTTATTCAGGAGGCTCGTCATCTCACGCCGGGGAGAGTCGGAAGCCGGGAAAGTTGAGCTGTCCACGCCGGGGGACAGGAATAACCTTTTCAGGTTTCTACATGAAATTACACTATAAAACATAAATGTAAAGGGGCCACTTATTTGCGGCCCCTCTTTTTTTGCATTTTTAATCTTTAGGAACCGGAATTGGTTCATATCCCTTGGAAATAACAGGCCGAACACTGGCATGATCCCGGGTCAAAGTACCATCGGGAGCCGCGCTAAGCTGCTGTTCTTTCATGCGAACTTGGTTTTTAGCCTTCCGAAGTTCACCAGAACGCGATTCATCCGAAATTACTGCCGGACGCTGCATCAAAACCATTCCCTTGCGCTCAATAATGGGATGATTTCCATTCATCGGCATCATTTCAGGGTGACGAGCGGTCGAAACGGGCTCCCAACCCATTCGGGCAAGCTGTACCTGATAAGCCGGATCTTCCTGACCAACCAAAAGGCGACGCTTCCACTCATATTCCCAGCCATCCGGGGATTTAGGGGCCTGAAATTCATCAGCACCTTCATCAACACCCGCAGAATGGTTGCGAATTTCGGCAGCGCGTCGGGCCGCAGCAGCCCGGGGATCTTCTTCACGCATTACCGGACGAAGATTGGGACGATCAACGCCAGGCGCTTCGCTAACATGGACAGTTTCTGTAACCGGATTAGCAGAAGCCTCAATGATGGTTTCAACTGCCCGGGGCGGACGGCCGCGACGTTTTGCCGCGCTTTCAACGACGTTAGACATTTAAATCTCCTTAGTTGGGGCGACCAGAGTCGCGCATTTTGTTGCGATAATACTCTTGCGGAGTAACGCCGCTAATCTTCGCAGCTTCTACTTCCGCAGCAGTAAGATGAATAACGCCAGAACGATTAGGTGAATCAATCGGCTGGCGTGAAACCGGAGCAGACGGAGGAGAAGAGCGATTTTTCTTGGCAGACGAAGCACTCGACATCACATTATCCACTTCCGGAATTGATCTACGGGATGAGTTAATTCCCAGCCGGTTTTCAACAAACTGGAAATAGGCGTCTGATTCTGGCGCGATACCATAATCAAGCGCATCTTCATGAGCACGGGCCATAACACGGATAGAACGCGGATCGGGAAGATGATCCTTGTTCTTTCGCAGCCATTCAGCCGACTTGGGCGTCACCCGATCCAGCAAAACATCCACAGATAGTTCATTGGGATTATGCTGGGGCACGGGCGGCAACCGAGGCTGCTGCCTCATTTCCTCAAATCCACGCTCAAGCTGGCGCAGATTTGTGATGTTGGCAGTCATATTCTCTTGAAGCTGGGCGGCCCGGTCATAATCGCCAATGGCCATCGCATCCCGAAGATTAGCCTTCAAGATCTCTTGGTCACGCTTGACCGAATCAATAGCCCCGCTCACAAGATGAAGATTGCTGTCGCTAGCTTCATTGTGGGCCATACGGGCATGCTCAGACGCCTGTCTGGCTACAGACTCCGCTTCAACCCTAGCCTTGCGTTCCTTTTCAAGCTTTTTAGTTAGCTTTTTCAGTGCCTTATCGACATCCTTGTCGCGGGTAGCTTCTCCCGCAACTACAGGCTCATCGACAATCTCAATGACAGGCTCCCCTTCCTTGGGAGTCTGAACAATGGGCTCATCCTCTAGCTTGAACTCAATCTTTTCGTCTTCAGTTGACATGAGTGTTCTCCTTACCAAACGCGGTCGGGTTGATCGACGCGACCCTTGATGTTTACATCCTCAATCATGCGGCAAAGAACATTGTTGACGGTAATGCTCCAGCCATCAGACGGGCGGAATACAATCCAATCCCCCTCGTTGATTTCAATGCCACTGAACCACTCGCCAGAGGCATCCTTGAACGCTTGCGGCCCCTTCTTGACCACAAGACCAATTTTGGACTGGAACCTATCCTCGTCAGTCGTCTGGTTGGTAAGAATAATTCCACTCTTTGTCTTCTGAGGACGAATATAGACAGCCACCAGCAGCTGATTATTAAAAACTTCCACAGAAGAAATATCTCCCATTTCAGTTCTAATGCTATCAGCAGGATCTACTTCGTGTTGCATAGTCATGAATGGCATAATAACCCCCTTAGCTTTCTTTACCGTTTACTATGGCGTCAGCCTCATCGCACAACTCCAAAGCCATGCGAAGTCCTTCAATCTTACCAACATGATGCCGGTAAGCTGAAAAATCAAATCCATCAATGTGATAGGAAGTCACAAGAAGCTCTTTGACTCGATCTATTTCGATAGTGATAAGCTTCTTCAGCTCATACTGATAGTATGCTTGATATGTAGTAGCCATAAACCGCCCCCTTTGCGGTCCCCTTAGTAATCCCAGGGTGGTAGCCTGAAGGGGGTCAGACTACCACCCTACCATCCGCAACAGGTACAAGCCGTCGCGAATTAGTAATTTTGCTTTTGAATCCCGGAATGCTTACGAGCGATTTCGGTCTTCTCAATCCTAGCCTTAGCGCCACCCGCGCCAGCGTCCATATCTTCAAAAGAACTATATGTACGTCCGCCAGACTTCCTAGGCTTAGGCATCATGCCAGGAGGAATCGGAGGCATACCCGGGGGCATACCGGGAGGACCACCAGCCATAGGCATTCCTCCGGGAGGCCCACCCATGCCCGGAGGCATCATGCCGGGCGGCATACCACCGGGAGGCATCGGCATCCCACCAGCGGGGCCACCCATGCCCGGGGGCTTCGTCGGGCCACCCATCGGACCAGAAGGAGGCATACCCATCCCAGTTGCATCAGTCGGATGATGGGGATTGACCATGATGTTGATGTCGGTTTTGCCCTTGGTCTTTCCACCATGAGCACGGGCAGTACGGCCACCGGGAACCGCGCCAGGAACCTTACCGGGATAACCGAAGCCGGAGAATACGCCGCCACCCTGCTTGCGGGCCTCACGCTCTCCACCATGCTTTTTGCCAGTACGGGCTTCGGGCTTCACCATCTTGCGGATCAGCGCCTTGTCTTCAGCCACATCAGGATGGCCCTTGGCTTCGCCACCCTTCTTGAGACCAACCGCACGGGCAGGAGACAGGGAACCCTTTTGAACTGCACCAGAGCGGCCCATCCCATAAAGGGTGTTACCGCCAGGAACGCCAGCCGTTTGCTGGGCCTGATTCATCATGTTCTGGGCACCAACAAGCGGTCCACCGACAAGCTTCTTAGCCCGTCCACCCTTCTTCATCCCGCCAGTGTGCTTTTCACCGTCGCGGAACTCATTGGCCTTCTTGTTGTCACGGTTGATGTAACGGTCAACCAACGGCATCTCAGCCTTGCCACCAGATTTGCGGGGCTTGCGGCCCATGTTCATCTTGGCATGTTCGCCGTCAACCTTTCCGCCCTTCTTATACTGGCGGGGTGATACGGGGCGCATACCGGTTTTCGCGCCAGCATTAAGCAGCGCAGGCGGCGTAAAATCAGACGATTCCACCTTTTCAAGAGGCCGGTCACTCGTAAGACGTTTAGCCTTGTCTTTCATAGCCGCTCGTGCGGCCTTTGCCATATCAGACATAATAACTCCTAGCACTAGGATTACGGGCGTCCCCGTTGGCTTTTGGCCTTTTTAGATGTTACCACAAGTGCGCGGTCTACAATAGAGCCACCACTAGACTTTTCCGGCCAAGTAATGACTGGCACTTTTTTTATTCCAAGCTTGGCGGCAGCTATCGCCCTATGCCTGCCATCTTGGCCACCACTTGGGTAAATAGCAAGCGGGTTCAACTCTTTGCCTTTTTTAATTTTTTTCTTAAACTTCTTAATAGCTTTTTTGTCCCCCTCGTCCATCTGCATTTTTTGCGTTTTGTCCAAGAACTTGTCAGGGCTCATCCATTGAAGCTTACCCCCATCGTCTTTGTAGCCGGAGTGCTTCCTGTCTTGGGTATCAGGTTTCAAA